CGACAAGCCATTGGCGGGCGCCGCCTTCTGGCACCTCGCCGTCGCGGTCGCCGTTTTGCGTGCTGTAGAGGGTGTGGGCGATGGCCACGTCTACGGCCCCAAGGTTGTGGAACCACTGGGCCACGGCGGTGGAGTCGTTGAATGCTGCGTCCCAGACGTAGATTGCTGCCGTCCAGTGATTGCCACCGCTGTGCCAGATGGCCGCGCATTCGCCAAACTTCTCTGGCATCTGCTCTTCTACCTGCGCGATGCCGATTGGTACTGGTGGTGACTTCTTTACTGGCTCACGCGCCAGCAGCGGCCCGCACCACTCGAAACGCTCGGCCAGGTCTTCGACCCATGACCATTCGCATATCTGGTCGTTGGTGTTGCTGTCATTCATGTTGCACACCAGCCTGCCTGCCTCGTCGCTGGCCACTTCGACCAGGGCCGGGCGGGAATCCGCTTCACCGATACGAAAGCCGCGCACCCAGTAGGCACCAGGTACGGCGGGTTTTGCGTGTGACCATTGGGGGGCTTGCTGGCTGTGTGTGGTAGCCTTCTCGGTGCTGACTTCGGGGGTTTGTGCTTGCATGGTGCTTCTCCTTGGGGTTGGTTCGGCCCTGGTGGGTTGCCGCCCACCGGGGCCATCTTTTTTCCGGCTTGGCCGGTGTCAGCTGACGCGGATCTTGATGCCGTCATTGATCACGAAAAGGTCTAAGTCGCTGAGGCGGTACCGGCCGCCAATGCCGCCCTTGACGATGAAGTCATCCAGGCTGTCCGCCTCGATCCGAACCCGGAACGGGTAGCCGCACGGCCCGTTGCGGCACCAGTCCACCTGGTGCGCGTATTTGCTCGAGTCTTTGATCTCGGCGAATAGTTGGAGGTCGTCATTGATCCAGGTGCTGCGCAGCCCTTGCCAAACTTCCTGGCCGTTCTCGATGTACTGGTGCACCTCTTTCTCCGGGTTGCTGTCCATTCGCAGCAGCGCGAGGCAGTCCTCCACCAGGTTGCTGTCGAGGTAGCGCAGGTCGGTGAGGTCGAACTTGAAGTCGGGGCCGTTGTAGAGGCCGAGCAGAAAAAGCGCAGCCACACGGCTTTGTCCTGTAACGCCATGGGCGACCTTGAGTAGGCGCTGCAGCGCGGCAAGGCCTGCCTCGCGCACTGCTGGCAGCTGTTCTTGTTGAATAATTTGCTGGATCACAATTGAGTGCATGGTGCTTCTCCTTGGGTTGCCCAGGCGTTGCCGCGCCTGGGCGGTGGGGTTATTGGCCGAGGCGGGCCAGTAGGTCGGGGGTGAGGTAGCCGAGGGTGATCATCAGCACGATGGCCAGGGCGCTGACGGCCAGGGTGGTGATGGTTTCCACTGGGTTGGGTTGGTGGTCGTTGTGGTGCATGGTGCTTCTCCTTGGGGTTGTTGCCGGCGTTGCCGCGCCGGGGTGGTTAGGCTTTGAAAATCCAGCACTTCACTGTTGTGCAGCGGGCGCTGAGGGGGTTGCGGGCGTTGAAGGCGGCGCGCACGGCGCTGTCTACTGCGCGGTTTATGTCGATGCAGGGGCGTGAGCGGCTGTTTTTCAGCAGGTTGCGCAGGGTGGCCACGTCGGCCAGCTTCTGTTTGTGCTCGGCGGCGCGCTCGGCGAACTCGTTGAGGTTGATGGCGATCACGTCTTCCTTCTTGCTGTGGTTGACCATGGCGCCGTCGCCGAGGGACTCCAGGTAGTCGTAAACCTCCCAGAAGGTGCGCACCTCTTCCGGGTCGGCGTTGATGGCGCCCTGGCGCTCCACGGCCATGGCGATCAGCTCCTGCTGGGTGTCGCGGTGCTGCTCGTTGGTGATGGGCAGGATGCAGCGCAGGGCATCGAGCAGGGCGAGCAGTTGGGCGTGGTTTTTGATGATGCGTTCCACGCGGATCTCGCGAATGGCGCGCAGGGTGCGCTCATGCTCCTTGACCTGCTGGCGGAACACCTCCAGCACCTTTTGCTCAGCCTTGGTGGCCAGCAGCAGGAAGTGGCTCACATCCATGGCCTGCAGGTGGTTGAGGTTGTCCGCTGCGGCGCGGCTGGCGCTGGTGACGGTGGGGCGCACGAAGTGCAGCTTGACGATACGGGTGAGGATGGCCTCAGACGCCACCACCGTGGCGTTTTGGCTGAACACCAGGCTGGCGCGGAAGGGCGGGGCGTTGGTGTCGTTGCCGCCGTTCTTCACGCCGGTAAGGCCCAGGCCACGACCGTTGAACAGGGGTTTGAACTGGTCGAAGTCGAAGGCCTTAACCGGGCCGCCTTCCTCGCCGCTGCGGTCGGCCTCCAGTACCACCACGGGCATGCCAGCGGTTTGGCTGAGCCAGCGGCGCAGGCCTGCCTTGGTCATTTTCAGGGGGTCGTCGCCTTCTTCGTCCTGCCGGCCGAGCAGCTTCCACAGGAACATCAGCAGGGTGGACTTGCCGGCGCCGGCCTCGCCGGTCACCTCCAGGAAGGGAAAGCTCTGGAACTCGGCGCGGATCTGTTCGGCGAACAGTGAGCCAAACCAGTACACCAGGGCGATCAGCCCCTGGGGGCCGAAGCACAGCCAGAGCCAGTCCAGCCACTGGGTGCGGTATTCGCAGGCCTCTGCGTTGATCTCCATGCGGATGGACTTCTGCAGGGTCTTGAGGCGCAGCTTTTTGAATTCGAAGTAGTCCTCGGCGTTGACCCGCTCCATCACCCCACCGCGCACGGCCAGGTCACCGAACACCCAGCAGCCGTGCTCTTTGCTGTAGCCGACGTAGTCGATGGTTTGCACGGTTTTCAGGCCAAACAGCTGGTCGCGCATGATCTTGTCCAGCTGCGCGCCGCTGCCGGTGAACACGGCGCCGGCGGCCATGCCCAGCAGGCGCTTCTTGAACTCGCTGGCGGCCGCCACCTGGCCACCGGTGAAGGTGTTGCGCACGGTGGGCTCGTCGTGGGGGAAGTCCACGCGGAAGTAGTACCAGCTCTCATCCGTCAACTCATTGCGCTGGAAGTACAGGGCGCGGGGGTAGCAGTTGGCGATTTCCGACACGGCGCCGCACTGGCGCAGGGCCTTCTCGCGGCGCTGTTTGTCGTTGAGCAGGGCGTCTTCCTGACGCTCGGAGCTCTCCAGCTGCTGCATGGCCTTGTTGAACTTCTCCAGGTCCATCTTGAACCAGTAGAGGCGGTTCTCGAACTGGAAGTGGAACTCGTAACGCTCGCGCCATTCGTACATCAGCACGCCTTTCTCGGCGGCGCTTTCGGCCAGCAGCAGGGCGCCGTGGTAACGGGCCTCCTTGAGGTCGCGCTCGATCTTTTCGGCACGCTGCTCGGCGTTGTCGATAAACAGCCAACGCTGGTGCAGATCGTTCCAGTCCACCTTGCGGTCGCGCTGGGGGATCTGCGCCGCCTCGCAGGTGTAGCCCAGGGCGCGGGCCATGGTGACGTGCTTGCGGGTGTAGCGGTGCGCGCCGGGCTCGTTGTCCAGGGCCCAGACCAGGCGCGGCAGCTTGCCGCCACGCTGGCGGGCCAGCTCCTTGAGGGACTCGGCCGGGAAGGCGCCGCTGCTCATGGCCGATACGGCGGCGACGTTGTGGTGCACCAGGGCGACGGCGTCGAAGATGCCCTCAACAATCCACAGCTCCTTGACCTCCAGCAGATCCACGCACGGCGGGCACCACCAGTAGCCCTTGGGCGAGTTGCCTGGGGCAAAGCGGGCCTTCTTCTTGCCGAAGCGGTGGGGGCGGTCGATCAGGCGTTCCCAGTAGCCGCCTTTCTCCAGGGCGAAGCGCACGGTGGCCGAGCCAATGCCCAGGTCGCGGTCCCAGTAGTTTTCCTGGGTGTAGCTGCCCTTGATCAGGCTCAGGTCGAAGCCGCGGGCAAAAGTGAGGTAGTCGTCTGCCGTGCGGTTGGGCTCTTTATCGGTGGCCGGGGCGCGCTTGCTCCAGTCGTCGAACAGGTCGTCGAACAGCTCCTTGATGTGCCACTGCTCGCCGCACTTGCTCTCGCGGCCGCACTTGATAAACCAGGGCTCGTCGTGGCGGGAATACAGCTCCTTTTTGCCGCAGGCCGGGCAGGTGCCCTTGCGCAGGTAGGGCGTGCCCTTCATGTGCTGCAGGCCGTAGTCGCGCTCCAGGCGGCTGAGCACCTCGGCGCGGATGGCGTTGTCCATGGATTTCACGAACGCGCCCCCTGCAGCTGTTTGCGCAGCTCGCGGATGGAGCGATTGAGCCCGGCAATGTGCGGGTAATCCTCCAGCACCTTGCGGCCGCGCAGGCCCTCGGGGGTGTAGCGGTATTTGTCGGCGTGCCAAACCTCGGCCATAAGAACCTCGTACTGGGTGAGCTGGTAACGCAAAAAGGCCTCGGCCTGGCGGGGGTTGAGCTGAATTGAAAGGGTGATTTCACTCATACGGGCCACCATCTGGGCGCAACTTGCCCCTGCCCACGTTGGGCGGGCATCGGGCGTTAGGGGTTGGGATTACTGGACTAAGGCTTGGCCGGAAATGCGCCAGGGCAGAATGCGGCGCGGCACCAGGCGGTGGATGCCATCGCGGGTGTCGATCAGCACGGTTTGATCGGGCCCGGTGGCCCACTCCATGCCGATGCCAACCTTGATGCGCGGCGGGGTGATCTTGCTCATGGCCAGGTACACCAGGCGCTGGGCCATAAATACTGGCACCTCGTTGGCATTGACCAAGTAGTTGCACGCACGCTCGAACAGCTGGCCTTCGTCCAGGTGCTCGGCCTGATGCCGCTGCAGGTAAGCCTCGGCCACTGCCTGCATGGTGTCGCGGTAGTCCTGGGCGTTGATGCTGGTTTGCAGTGGGGTGGCGTTCATGCGTTGGCCTCCTGGGCGTCGAGCATATCGAGCTGGTTGCTGTGGGCGTGGTCGCGGTTGTCCTGGCGGGCCTTGGCCAGCAGCGCCGAGGGCGCCAGGGGCAGGCTGATGGCCGGGTTGTGCATACCGCTGGGGGAAAGCTCATGGGTCATCTGGAACTCAGCCCGTACCGACCAGCTGCACGGCACGTACTGGCACTGCAGGTACATCACCCGCAGGAAGACGTGCTGTTCGGTGCTGGCGCGCACCTTCATCTGGCCTTGGCAGCGCGGGCACTTGAGGCGGTAGTAGCTGCTCACTGGCCGGCCCTCCGGTGCAGGGCCACCACGGCCTTGATCTCGGTGTGGCGGGCGGCCAGGTGCTTGCGGTGGGCGTCGATAATCGCGGCCAGCTCGCTTTCGTCTATCTCGCCATCGGCCAGTGCTTTGGCCAGCAGGGTGTCGACCTTGCCACGCTTAACAGCGGTGCCCATGGCCAGGCTGTAAAGCTCGGTGGTGTCCAGCTGCTCCACCTGGGGCATGGCCACGAACAGGCCGCCGTAAAGGTTGCAGAGGTAGTCCGCCAGGTAGGTGGTGCCGGCTACCTGCTCCAGGGCATGCAGCTGCTCGTCTGCCAGGGGGCGGTGGCCGGCGTTCTCATAGGCGCAATTGTCAAAGCGCTTGAGCTCAAGGCCCAGGTGTGCGGCGGCGCATTCACGGCCACCGGGGAAGGCCTGGATGATGGCGCTGACCACCTTGCGGCGGCTGTCAAGAATATCGCGTGTCATTTTCTCGTTTCCCCCCAGGGACAAGCGCACTACTGTGCAGCCTCAAGGTCGCGCAAAGACTGGCTGCGCGAATTGATGAACTCATTGATGTCCCCGTTTTTCAGACGAAGCAGGACGGCGATGGCGTGGGCGTTACCGTGATAGCTGCGATGCTTTTTGTAGAGCACCTGATAAACCGAGGCCTTGTGCACGCCATGGCGCTCGGCCCAATGCGTGATGGTTAGGCCGTGATCCTTGAATGCTTGGCGTACTTCGTAGACAGAGCGCAGTTGTGAGTGCCGATCACTGCACAGAAAGTTTGATTGACCGCAGATGCTGCATATAGAAACGGCCATCTATGCACCTTCCTTGATGCCAAGCAGCACGGCAGCCCGGTGGGCCTCACCGCGCAGGCACTTCTTCTGGCCATTGAGCACCGCGTAGACGGTCGATTCGTTGAGCTGATGCTGCTGAGCCCAATCCCTGACGGAAATACCGATAGTGGCCAACCGGCTGCGGGCGGCTTGGCGTGCTTGCTCTGTTGGGTAGGCGTTCGGCATAGTTCTGTTTCGTGTGATTTCGTGTGATTTCGAGTGAAGGTTATTCAACGAATGTTGAAACGTCAAGCGCTGAGGTTCCGTTTTGTTGAATATCGGTGAAAGGCTGAAGGAGGAGCGTGTCCGGCTTGGCTTCAATCAAGCGGATTTCGCAGCGATTGCAGGTGTCGCTAAAACTTCGCAGTTCAACTACGAAAAGGGCGAGCGCAGCCCAGATGCGCAGTACCTGGCGGCAACTGCTGCCATTGGTTTAGACGTGCTTTATGTCGTGACCGGCCAACGCACGCCGGAACTGGCGAGCAGCTTCAGTGACGACGAAGCCGACCTGGTTGCCCATTACCGCCAGTTGCCTGAAGGCGATCGCATGCACACGCACAAGATGGTTAACGCCCTGGCTGAAATGGCAGGGCGGTATGACGTGAAGAAGTAATCCAAAGAGCAGGAGAGCAAGGACGCGAGCGGTGCCCACACCGCTACTCGGTTGCACAACTGCTTAGCACAACAAAGGGAAGGACGTGATGATCAAGAAAATTGGGTTTCTCGCTGCACTGTCAGTTATCGCCTGGGGGGTACAGGCTGAAACACTCAAGAACGGAGGCTATGTGGGGTGTGAGTCTGAGGACTATCTCGACGAGTTCATCAGTGCAGCGGTAAAGAATGATCAGAGGGCCATGGAGTTTCTGCTCAGCAACTACAAGTGCATTGGGCTTAGCAGCAATTTCGGCGAGGTCACTGTGCTCGATCGAGGTTTCACCGTTTCCAAGATCCGCGTCTATGCCGGCGCTACAGGCATTGAGCTGTGGACAGTGAACGAAGCCATTGAGCGCTAGATAGAGGAGTTTGCGATGCCAGTAATCCCCGAGCAGCTCGATGAGGACTTTGCCATCGGCGCCCGCCTGCGCGCCGAGCGTGAGCGCCTGGGCCTGGCCGTGCATGAGCTGGCGCACTTGTGCGGCCGCACCGACCACACCCAGAAGCGCTACGAGGACGGCAGCCAGCCGATACCCGCCGACTACCTGCATGCCTTGCACCGGCTTAGTGATGCTCGGGTGCTGTGGATTGTGACCGGGGAAGACGGCGCCTGCGCAACTCGCTGAAAGTCGCACGCCAGAGCAACTTGGGTTTCTAAAAGCTGCCGTTACAGTCAAAGCTCACTGCCATAAATGGAGTATGCAGATGAGTACCGATGTTCTTGAGGCTGTAGGGGACCAACCAGCGGAGCGGGTTGCACAGCCCATGATGGAGTGGGTAACGCCAGAGGAAAGGCTGCTGCTGAGGTTTTATCGACAGTTGAACAAAGCCGAGCAGGAGTTTATGCGGCGCGCGATCGAGGCGATGGCCTCGCGTGAGGCCCCCTGTTAAGCACCAGAAGCCCCGCACTGCGGGGCTTTTTTATGGTGCGCCAGGCATGGCGCGTAGCGCCGTGACTGGCGCTGTCGGGTTCACTGTGGTGGTGAGCCTGGCGACTT